GCTCTTTTTAAGTGCAGCAGCCAATTTGGGATCTTTTGCCACTGCACCAGCCACAGCAGGCTTTCCGCCAGCCACAGCAGCTTGTGGTGTTGCCGGGGCTGCACTTCCTGTGCCGCCTGCAGGCGCTGCACCACCAACAGCGCCAGTTCCGCTGGTGCCAGCCACGGGAGCCATGGCCTCTTTGAGCCTGCCCACAAGAGCCTGTTCCATCATGACCAGTTGCAGATATTTTGGATTCTTTTCACTGTGATGACGTGCAACAGTTGAGCGATGCTCTCGTAGCACACCCTGTACTTTTTCCAACATAACAGCAGCTTGTCTGGATGTTAGTTGGTTGAAGGGAATACGCGAACCAAAGTAACTTTCAAATACTTTGGCAATTTGCTTACTTGGCTTGGTGGCCGATAGTTCTTGCAGTTTCATTATTGAATCCTCTAATCTGTAGATATTTAGCCTGATTTACACATTTTTCCAATTCTGAGTTAACTGCATTGTAGCAGTTAATCTTGGGCTGGATTTTCATGTTTATTATTTCATTGAAATTTTCGTGCCGGCCACGCTCGCCTATTTTTTTACGGCAGTAGATGTCTGCTGCCAATGTTTGTTTTTTACGGTCTAACACCAAAATTAAATTGCTTAATTTGTAGTGGCCTTGATGATCAGCAGTGCACCAGCTCATTGCTGTTTTTTTGCTGCTGAAACAATTTATTTCTTGATCCCAGGTACTGACCACATATTCTGTATCACGAGGTTGAATAAAATACTTGCCAAACACAACTACGCCACCATTATCATCTTCTAAAATGATAGACGATAGATTACGTTTTAGTTCACGTTCTGCCCACTGTTCGAGCTTTTGTTCTTTGTTCATTTGAATACGTATTGGTTCACTAGGTAAGCCACTGTGGCCACCAAGAACCCGATGATGCCAACGCCCCACTGTATGAGTCGATCATTATTTTTTGTTGCCATGACATCAACTGTGGTTTTTACTGTGGCAACCGATTCGGCCACAGCGACTATTTTTTCCTCAACTGAGTCCAGCTTGGTTTCTAAAAATTTATAACGTTCGGCACAGAGCTCCACGTGTGCTTCTAGACTTTTCTTTTCGATGTCAGTGGTATCAACCATGGTTACTCCAATGATGTATTTACCGCAGTGAACCAAATGTTTTGATCGTCACCGTTGGTGGTTATAGTGGGAGATAACTCGGGTTGTTCTTTGAGATTCAACATCATGGGCACTCCCTCGCAATCAGTTTTAAGTCCCGCCAGTGGATCAGGATTGCCGTAAACTTCAAACACACCATGAGATTCACTTTTGAATTCAAATTCCCATGTGCCGTTTTGTTGCGCAGGAATAGTGATGTCCACAGGTTGAGTACGCAGGCTAATGAGTTGCAACAAAGTTTCCCAATTGCGCTGTTGATTGCGAGAGTGATTCCAATCTTGTTGATTTTTTACCTGTTGACCTACGCGGTCCACAAACGGTATTTCGCTGGATCTGAAATGGCCAGTTACACCAGTGGCGCTGCAATCAAAAAGGGTTCGGCATATGATTTTCATGCTAGGATTATTTAATGCCAAAAAGAAACCCTGGAGTTTTTACCTCCAGGGTGTTATTAACCTAAAATTGATTATTAGGTCTGCAAGCCAGTGAATGTAGCAACGTTAGAAACGTTGCCAGTTGGGATACCAATGTTCAAACCACCGGTTGCATTGGCTGTTTGGGCAGCGGCCACCAATTGTGCTGTTGTGTAAGCACCGGTTGGGTAGATAGCCAAGCTGATCAAACCTGCTGCAGGTCCAATGTCGTAGAACGCAATTGTTCCACCAGCGCCACCGTCAACAATGCCAGCGCCAGACTGGATAGCCTGGAACACGTTGTTGAGATAACCGTTGACGTTACCAGCGTTTGTGAGTGCTGCGTTGGCTGTCAAGCTGAAGAAGTCCAGCTTGGGGCCAGACAACATCACTGGGCCTTGGGCCGCAACGTTAGCTGTACCAGCGATAGAACCGTTTGCTACGTCCAGTGCAAATACTGGTTGTGTAGTACCGTTTACTCTTGTAAATGTTGCCATTTTAATTTTCCTTTAAGTTAGTGACCTCGACGGGTCTGCTTTTATTTAGCCAGTTTGGAAAAATCACGCCTGTTGCGGATTGTTTCTCTGACGATTTTGAGCTGCAAACGCTTGGGGATCAAACCTATTTACCGCTTTGGCATAGCCAGCAGGAGTGGCCATGACCCAGCCTTCTTGCCCCGGGTGCTCTGTGTCTGCTTGGCGTAGCAGGTGCATTTTCAAGTCGTGCAACAGCACAAATGCTGTAAATGCCGCGGCCAGGGCCTGGGTATTAGATGTAGGACTGTTTAAATATTCCACAATGTTGCGGAACTTTTGTGGTGTTACCTTGGTCTGTAGCCAATCCCCAAACTCGGGCAATAATGTAGCACCGTTGAGTGGCGAGCCTACCTTGGTGTTGATAAAATCCACGCACAGTTTGGCTAGATCTGTGATCTTGTGTGCTCGCAATTCAGCAGGATTGAACAGCACATCAATGTCCCGACCATGAGTTTTGATCAGTTGTTTGAGTTGCTTTTCAGCGTTGGTTTCAGTTTGCAGTGCTCGAGGACTTGCTGGCTTTTCCAACATCAGTCCAGGAACTTCGTTGAATCCCACGCCACTGAGCGGTTGGCGTTCATCACCTTGATCAGCATACATCGAGTGTATGGCAATGCCAATCTTGCTGTTGCCAATGCGCTGGCCCAGCGCAGACTTTGCGGGAATCTTGTATTCCACAGTGTTGGGCTGGAAAACGTAGTTGCCGGAAATCAAGGGTGGTGTGTCCATGTACAACAAATCACCTTTGACATATCCGCGAAAGTTGGATGGCAACGCGGCTTCCAGCACCGGGAACAATGTGGAGTAAATCTGTATCAACTCAGTTCTGTCACCCGAACGTTTGCTTTGTATGTCTGCCATCATTCGGGGGCTTGTGGCAAGACCATCATAGCCCTTGGCTTCAAATCCTGAACCATCTGTGAGCACGAACTCCCCGGTGCTGGGCTTGCGTCCAAATATCACCGCAGGTTTTCCGTCCCATTTGGCTGTGGTTGTTTTGGGTTGTTCTGTGGCATGTTGCACAATAGCAAGAGCATCTCGGATGCCTTGTGTGCCACGGCGGAACACAAGATCTTCCAGGTGTTCAATACCTTTGGCTCTGCCGCCTACTCCAGCTTGTTCAGCTTCCACAAGAGCAACATAACCTTTGTTTACAATTCTATCACGCAGACGTGCCAAGAAACTAACATCACTTTCTGCCACGCCAGCTTCGGGTTCTTTGATGCCTTCACGTGCAATATAATCACGAAAGTCTGCCAATTTGGCATCACGGTCAGGATCCATGGCCAAGGCTTTGTAAATGCTTTCAACTGACATCAGTTGATTGCGCTTGAGTCCCGGGCTCAACAGTATGCCGGCTGCTTCGTCTGGATCCATGGTGACCAAGCGATCAGACTGACGACTTGTGATGCCCTTGCCCGATGCTTTGAGGCCCAGGGCCTTGGCAATACTGCTCATCAACACATTGCGGAACACACCTTTGTAGGCTGAACCTGGTGCACTGCCCAACCAGAATGTGCCCCATTCCAAATTGGGCATGAACATGAAATCTGTTTGTGCATAACCACTCTTGGGATCACCTTGTATGGGTGTTTTGAAATGCACAGCTTCGCCTGACAGTCGGCACCAGTCCTTGGGATTCTGTTTGTGTTTTGTGGCCCAGGCATCCAGTCGTCCCTTGAGTTCGGCCTTGGTAATTTCGTTGGCATCCACTGCAAGATCCAAGTCACCCGAATCGGGCTTTTTACCAGTTGATCCCAGCCACTTGACGGGAATACCGTTTTCGTCTTTTTCTTTTGACAGATCCAGTCCAGTCAGCTGCTCCAACCAGGCCACAGTGCCGGGTATCTCGGCCTGACGGATACGACGAGTTGCTGGCGAACCGTCGGTATTTTTAAAAACGTTGCCACCTTCTAGTAGTTTCATCATGAGACTGGTATTCCTGAAGCTTTGGCGGCAGCATTATGCAGAGGGTTACTGTTGTCATAGATTTGGAATGGGCCGCCATTGATGCTGATTATCATTCTCCCCATTTC